CTCTGTTGCGTTTCTAATAATTTCGAACCATTCAACGTAATCGTCTGGAGTTGTTATTTCTCCAACCAAATAGAACGTGTATAGTTGCCCTAGTACTTTTGGTTGTCTAGGTTTCTTGGCGTCATCTAAGCCAAACAAAGAACTGATTTTTTCTTCTTCCATAATTATCACTTTCTATTATAATATAGAGTATACTCTACTTTGTTTCGGATGTCAACTTGTCAAATCCATATTTGCAGAGCCAATACGCATCAATCAAGTCGGAAGAAGGATTCCATTGCTTCTCAGTCATATGTAGTTCTTCTTTTAAACGAATGTCGTTGAATTCTTCAAAGACTTCTTGCATTCGTTCTTTGTTTGCATTACCTTTACCAGTGGCATATTTTTTAAGTACTGTTGGTGGTACTTCTGTACATTCTACGGCAAACAACCATAGTCTATACTTTAGAATGCCAGCATTTTCTGCAATGTTAAAAACTCTGCCCTTTGATCCCATAGAATATCCTTCTAAGAATACATGGCAGTCTTTGTCTGTCTCTAACAATCTGTCAATGAAGAAATTTGATATACCATCGTATCGCAATACGTCAGTCATTCCTTCGTGGTCAAAAAACTTACCTCTTATGTTTTTAAATTGTACATCGTATTTTCTAGATTGGGTTAGAAAATAAAAATTACATTTTTCAAAAGTAAACTCACCATCTTCAAGATCAAACACACACATTGCAGGACATGTTAGAGAATAATCTACTCCTGCTATAATCATCTATCGTCTTCTTTAGAGGACCATTCATCATCTTCTATTAGACTATCCCAATCTTCATCTGTCCACTCTTCGTCTTTTTCTGATACTGCTTCTTCGGTTATTGTTGAACCGCAATATGAGCAATGTGTTGGTATTGTGTTGTCTCCGCCTGCTAATGGAGTTACTGAATACTCAGCCTCGCATGAGTCGCAGAATACGTTATATTTTGACATTTTTTTCTCCTTATTCGTACATTACTGTATCAGCATCACCAATCGCCCATTTTGGATTTTGCTCTACAATGTATTTTTTTGTGCAGACTTTGAAGTCTGGAAATAGCATCTCTTTTGGATTGCTTGCGGCGTCAAGAAATATACAACGATTGTTCGGTTGTGCCGCAAACTGTCCGTTGTCTAGTTCAAGAAAGTTATATGATTTATGGTCTTCTGGATTCTCACTATCACCCACATCTAGATATTCATCTGCCGCACAATTGTCAACAGTAAACATGTAGTTACCGGGATACCATTGCTTATCTTTTGCGTAAAACTTACCGCTTAGATTCATTAGAAATGATTTTTGTATTACAGTAAGGTCATACGATAAACAATCCCATATCTGTAAATGGTCTAGAGGCAAAAATTTATCTCTATCCAAATTGTGATTTCTACTCACATACGCTTCTAAAGGAAGTTTATCGTACAATGCTCCATACTCAGGCAAATACGATTCAATGAAGAATGCCCTACGGCTCATTGATTTGATTGATACCCAAATACAAGGTACGTATTCACCAAAACCTTTTTCAAAATTATAAAGAAATTCTTTTCTTATATAACATCTAACTCTTGGAATGTTTGCGACTAAAAAACTCATATTTTTACCAATGCCTTATAACGCCTGCTACAATAAACAGATTCGTTATTATATAGCAAAGCACAATAGATGTTCTGATGATTGCAACTTTGTCGGACTCTCTGTCACATGCACTGGCTTTTTCACCCAATGCTTTTGCCCATAGTCTCCACATGTGTCAATCAGTTGCACCAAGAAGTTTTAGCCTCGCCGTAGTATTCTCTAGCGTAGCCTTTAGAGATTAACATACCACGTAAACTTTGTCCGTTTAGAATAACGTCACCGAGAACACGACCACCATATTTGTCCCAATCCATTAGAACAATTTGACGCTTCTGACTTGCGGCAATCATTTCTTTTGTAAACTTAGTGGCCGCTTCGCCTCTTTGGGCTTCGCTAGGACATTGCGCTCTATGTCCTTTTTCTGGTGTGTCAACACCAAAGACACGAATGCTTAATTCTTTTTTGAGTGGGTCTGGAAGGAAAGCCGCTTCAAACGCAACAGTATCCCCATCAATAACCCTAGTAATATTAGCGTCATAAACAACTCCTGGTTTTTGTTTTCCCTGTGCGAATGCTGAATTGTTCCATGCAGAGAATGCAAATCCTGCAATTATCAATGCAACCCAAAATGTGTATTTTAAATAGTTCATGCCGCTTTACCCCATACGTCTGCCCAATCACCTTTGGTTGCACCCTTTGCATAGTCGGTTGCTCTGTTCTCAAAGAAATTTGTATGCGTTGGAGCATTAATCATTTCTTCAACCCAAGGTAATGGATTCTTTTTAACTTTAAAAATGCCTTTTAGTCCGAGACTAATAAGGCGCCTGTCTGCAATATATCGAATGTACTTTTTAACTTCTTCTGAAGTAAGACCTTCCATCGTATTGATACCGAATGCCAAATCGATAAACTTGTCTTCGAGTTCAACCATTCGTTCTGCAATAGTATATATCTTAGATTTTAATTCATCATTCCAAATTTCATTGTTTTCTTGGATGAATGTTCTGAACAATTTAATCATAGACTCAGCATGTTGCGTTTCATCAACAATCGACCAAGTAATAATCTGACCCATGCCTCTCATCTTACCCATGCGTGGAAAGTTTAATAGCATGATGAATGAAGAGAATAACTGCATACCCTCTGTGAATGCTGAGAATACTGCAATGTGTGTAGCAGTAGATTGCAAGTCACCATTCGCATTTGAAATGTCTAACACGTAATCGTGCTTGTCTTTCATTTCTTGATATGCTAAGAATTCGTTATATGTTGTGTCTGGCAGACCTAATGTCTCAATCAAGTGTGAGTATGCGGCAACGTGCAATGCTTCTCTAGCGGCAAAGCCAAGCAACATCATGCGTACTTCTGGTTGCTTGAAATATGGTAGATAATTTTTTACATAACCACCTGCAACGTCAATGTCACCTTGAGTAAAGAATCGAAAAATGTTTGTGAGAAAATGTTTCTCTTCTGCTGTTAATTTTTTCTTCCAATCTTTCACATCTTCAGCCATTGGTACTTCTGTGTGTAGCCAATGACTTTGTTCGTGCTTCAGCCATGCATCATATGCCCATGGATAGTTAAATGGTTTGAATGCATCTCTGCCATCCATTAAATTGCTTTTTACTTTTGTCGTACTCATTCGGTTACCTTAATTTGTAATCTTTTTGTTGGATTGTTTTTCATAAATTTTTGTACCGCATCTTCAAACGTTTTGCCTTGCGTAAGAAAAGTATTACTAATGCTGTCCCAAATATAAATTTCATCATTGACGATTTCACTTCTTATGTAAATGATTTCCATATTTTTATATTTGACTTGTTCAGCTTCCCTTAATACTTTATCGATTTCATTTTCTTTTACATGAAATCTTCTTTTCAAATCTCTGGACAAGAAATAAATTGCCAATATAACTAAAAACACTACGTCTAATGTTGAAAATTCCATTTAAGCCCCCAACCATTCGGTCAGTTGATTTTTCATAAGCATACCAGAAACTCTTTTAACTTCAATGTCACCATCTATCATTACTAGAGTTGGAACGCCACGAATGCCATATTCCGTTGCAAGTTGTTGGTTCTCATCAATGTCAATAACTTCAATTGGAATTTTAGTCTCAACGTCTTCTAATGTTTTTGCTAACATCTTACATGGTTGACACCATGATGCTGTAAATCTAAGTACTTTCATTTTTATCCTTCACATGCGAGACATGCATCACCATCAATAAGTGCTTTCATGTCGAGTTCTTTAATTACTTCACGCTCAATGCGTTTTGATACTTTGTCTGCTTTACCAATCTTCTCTGAACGACAGTAGTACAATGTTTTGAGTCCTTGCTTCCATGCTTGAAAGTGTACTGCATGTAAATACATAATGTTCACATCAGGTCGGAAGAATAGATTCAATGATTGTGCTTGGTCAATATACTCTTGTCTATCTGCGGCATGATTCACTAGCCAACGCTGGTCAATCTCCATAGACGTTTTGAATACATCTTTCTGCCAATCGTCAAGAATATCTAAGTGCTGTACACTACCATCATTTGCAATAATGCTAGACCAGACTGTTTGATATTCATCTTCTGATTTTACTACATCTTTGATGATTCTGTCAAGCCATTTATTTTTGGCTAATGATGAGCCCGATAAAGTGTCCTGACGATAAGCATTAGCACGATAAGGTTCGATACTAGGGCTAGTATTTCCCATGATGATAGACGAAGAAGCATTTGGAGCGATAGCCATAAGATGACTAAAACGTTGACCAGTGCCAATAGCATCAAGAGCCTCACCTCGCTCTTTACCCAACTTAAGATTCGCAACATTTAATTCATCCCTGATGTGTTTAAAGATTTGTTTGTTTCTTCCGACTGCGAGTGCTGACTCGAACGGTACGTTATTTCGTTGTAGATAAG